GCAAGATGCTAACGAAGAAGAATACTTTGGTTTATCACAAGAAGAACTCGCTATGCTCATGCAAGAGGATAGTGTAGAGATAGTAGAGCAAGAAGAAATACAAGGTGAGCCGTTACCAGTCGGGATTGACCCTATGTCTGGCGAACCATTATTACAAGCGCCACCTAGCACTTATAACGTACGTCTCAAGAAAACAGTTGATGCTTCTAGGGTAAAAATAGAAAATGTAAGCACAGCAGAGTTTATGATAGATAGACATGCTGATTGTATAGACGATGCTAGATTCGTTGCACAAAGAAAGATGCTCACACGCTCAGACTTAGTGTCAATGGGTTACGATAAAGATATAGTAGCAGAGCTTAACTCAGATGATGAGATAGGTTTAGGTGTAGATGGCTTTGAATACAATGTTGCTAACGCTGATGTTAATAACACTGACCCTAGTCAAGACTTAATAGCTTACTATGAATGTTACATAGATATAGGCGATAAAGAAGGTACAGCTAAGAAACACAGAATATGTTACGCAAGTAAACAGATACTATCAGACGAAGAGATAGATTATGTACCATTCTACTCACTCTGCCCATTTCCAGTACCTCACACGTTCTATGGTCAAAGTATGGCAGACAGAACTATGGAGTTACAATTCATTAAGTCTACAATCACTAGACAAATGCTAGACAATCTATACTTAACGAATAACTCAAGAGTAGGCGCAGTAGAAGGTCAAGTAAACTTAGATGACTTACTAAATAGTACAGCAGGTGGCATTATAAGGATGAAGAATCCTAATGCTATTGTACCTATGCAAGTACAGAGTTCAGCAGGGCAATCATTTCCTATGCTTGAATACTTAGATAACGTACAAGCTAAGAGAACAGGTGTATCAGACATGAATCAAGGTCTTGATGCAAATGTCCTACAGAACGTATCAGCTACAGCAGTCGCAACTATGACAGCTCAATCACAAGGTAAACTAGAGTTAATAGCTCGTATCTTTGCAGACACAGGCGTTAAGAACTTAATGAAGGGCTTACTGCAATTAGTATGTAAGTATCAAGATGAGCCTAGAGCTTTAGCAATTAACGGCAAACCTTTAAACATTGACCCTCGTGAATGGGACAATCAGTACAATGTTAATATCAATGTAGGTCTTGGTAATGGTACAGGTGACGAGAAGATTGCGATGTTACAGATGATACTTGCTAAACAAGAACAGATGCTAACTCAGTATGGATTAGCTAACCCTTTAGTTACACTTAAACAATACAGAGAAACTCTAGCTAAATTCATTAACGCTTCAGGGTATCGTGATGACAGTCAGTTCATTAAAGAGATAGACGATGCAACTATGGCTCAAGTCATGGAAGCAGACAGTAAACAAGATAAGACACCACCTGAAGTTAAGGCCGCACAAGCTATCGCTAAAGCAGAGACAGACAAAGCTCAGATGAAAGCACAAACAGATGCTCAAGCTCAACAGTTGAAACAACAAGAGTTAATACAGAAAGCACAACTAGAACAACAAGAGTTAGCGTTACAAGCTAAACAGCAAGAGCTAGACAGTGCTAAAGATTTACTCAAGATTCAACAAGAAAGAATGAAGTTAGAAGCTGATGTAGCATTGCATAAAGCAGAGCTACAACTTAAAGAAGAGCAACAAACAGATAAAGCTAACAGTGATGATATGAAGAATGTTATTAACGCTGTAGATAAAATGGCTAAGATGAATGGGTGATTTCTTTGAGGACATAAGCAAGAGAGCAGAAGAAAGAAGAAGAAACTCTTTCGCTATACAAAAGCAAATGATAGAGTCAGGGCTAAAGACACATTCAGTTGTGAACGATAACTCAGGTCTCACTAACGCTCAAATAGCAGAGAAGCAACAGCTATTAGCAGACAGTGATAGAAAAGCTTACTCAGAACTAATGGCATTACCTGTAGGTATGGTAGAAGGTGCATTTGGTATTGGTGGTGATATAGAACTACTAGGCCAAGGCATCAAAGGTGCATGGAATGCAGATAGTGGTAACAGATGGGAAGGCTTTAAAGAAGGACTATCAGACAGAGACACTATGTTCTGGTCAACACTTGATAACCAAGAAAGGACTGACAAATGGCTAGAAGGAACAGAGTTCGGAGACAGATTAAAAGAAGGTTCAGGTGGTAGATTAGTAGGTGAGATACTAGCACCATTACCTACAGTACCTGGTCTTGCTAAAGCAGGTAAGTTCTTAGGAGTTGAAGGTGCTAAAACAGTAGCAGATTCACTTACAGGCACTGGTGTATCTTCAGTAAACACAGGTATGTTTAGAGGTGTTAAGAACCTTAGAGATATGGGTAAAGACCCTGCTATGTTTATTGGTAACAATGCTAAGACATGGGATAAAGCAAGTGAAGCTAAAGCATTAAAGATGGAAAGAGCTGGTGTATCTCCTGAAAAGATATGGGAAGAAACAGGCACAGCAAGGTTTAAAGATGGTAGATGGAGACAAGAGATTGATGATTCACAAGCTTATGCAAAACCTATTAAGAAAGGTGCAGTTAATAAGCTAGATGAAGCTATATCTCACCCTGAGTTATTTAAAGCTTATCCTGATTTAGCAAACGTTGAGTTTAGATATGGTGATGGACTTGGACAAGGTTCTTATTCGCCTGATTTAAATAGAATAAATGTAGGTAAAGCTTCAGAAGCTGTAAACAAGAACAAGATAAGCACCAGTAAACTTAATCAGATGGCTAGAAAAGCTATGGATGAGGGTGATTTATTAGAGATGCAGAAACTAGAAACTCCATACAGCAATAAAGCATTGCATAAACAATTAGATGAACAAATTGCAATTAAGAGAAAAGAATACAGAGACTATAATCTTCAAAAATATCGAGATTTAAATAACCCTGATAGTGACTTCTTTGCTGATTTAGATGTGTCGTTACATGAAACAACACACGGTTTACAACATAAAGAAAAATTTGCACAAGGTGGAAGTCCTAGAGAGATGTTAGCTAAACTGCAAGAAGATATGCCACTTACTCCAAAAAATGAGTTAGAGCTAGATAGTATAATAGCTTATCAAAAACTAGGTGGTGAAGCTGAAGCAAGACTTGTAGAGCTAAGAAGAAACATGACACCAGCTCAAAGAAGAGCTAACTTCCCATATGATACTAAAAACAAATATGGTATTGATACAGATTTAGATGAGCTTATCATCAAAGGTGGTAATAATAATGGTGGTGTCAATCCTGACATGATGTCTATTAAACCTAAAAGTATTATAGATGATAACTTACCATCTCGACCTAAAAGCACACAGAATCTAAAAGACTCAGTAATGGCTACAGAGTTACCTAACGTTAAACAAGACTATAGTTTAGGTAATAGCAGAGCAACTGTTGAAGTGCCTGATGGGTACAATAACTTTGATGTTATATCACCTAGAACTAAAGGTGGCTTAGATGATATGAGCATGACACAAGGTCAAAAAGATTACTACGATACTTTGCCTAAAACACATAGAGCTGAACCTGTAGCTAATACAGGTGAGTATTCATACAAACCTAATGACATGACTGACGTTCAGTTACGCATGAAAGACCCTGAGACAGGTGAATGGGTAGAGATTCAACCCGGGGCTGATAGATTTAATAAAGGGTTACTCGATGTTAAGAATGGCACAGACAATGCAACAGTAGGTAGGTTTGCTTCAGAACCTGATGCTGGTATTCTTGACCCTTACAGATTCCAAAAGAGATGGGAGTTTATAGACGGCAAACCAACAGGCACAGGCAAAACAACAGGCACTAGAGTACCTAATGAGCCTGGTGTAATTAACGCAGATGGCACTAAGACTAAGTTTAGACAAGACAGCACACTAACATACAATGGTACTAACGATTTAGGTGAGATACCTCAGTCTAAGAAAGCTAGTCAATTCCCTGGTGGTGTACTAGATGAACCTACTAACAAACCATTTAAAGTAAGTGAAGTTGAACCTCAAGTAGCTGTGGGTGTAGATGCAAATAAAAACATTATCTATCAACCAGCAGAAGGCCTTAACTCTCTTGCTGTTAAGAATATGCAGAGACCTGAGCTTGAAAGATTAAGAGCTACATCTGATGACTGGATGGGTAACAAAGTAGATAACAGTATCAAGATGCCTCAGATAAACACTAAGATACAAGATGCTGATTACATACCACCAGCAATGACAAACAGATTAAGTCAGCTACCTACTAACGTTAAAGATAAGATGTACAAAGCAGGTAACAAAGATAGCATGATTAAAGTGCTAGAAGATTACAGAGCTTCAGTAGGTGATAAAGCAGTTGTTACAGCTAAAGATATTAAGAACTTAAAGTCTAAAGGCATGGGTGCATCTGAGAATGTAAACAGAGCAGTAAAGAGTGCAGACAAAAAAGATAACTGGTTCACACAAAGAGAATTAGAAGATAACTTTGGTCAAGTAAACATATCAGGCAATGCTCAAGAAGCATGGAAGTCTATGCACAAAAGCATGACTAATGCTGAATCAATTAAACAAGCTAAGAAGATACAGAAGTATGCTAAAAACTACGGTGGTCACCCTGACACTGTAATAAACAACTTAGTTAGAAACTTAACTAAATACAAAGCTTTACCTAATTCTATTGACAATAACAAGCTTATTGAAGGCACACAACAAGCTATCAGAGATGTATTTGATAGAAATTACAGAGGTGTAGAAGGTGGTGGTCGAGAGTATGGACCTAAACTAACTAAGATTGAAAGAGAAATCACAATGGGTGAAGATGGTAAACAAGTACAGTTTGCTAACCCTGAAGCAGATGCTTTAGAGTCTATTGCTAGACCTGATGGTATGACTAGGACTTCTTCTGTTGATGACTTTGATAGTCCTGATTACATGCAAAATATTGCTGAGAACGCTGATGGTGCTAAATCAACAAACAGTGTTTCATCAAGAGGTGTAGAAACGCTAGATGATGTTGCACCTGTAGATGATATGATTAAGAAAGAGATAGAAACATTAAAAGCAACAAGAAATAAAAGAGGCAAACTAAGAACAGATGCTTTATCTGAGTTTAGTGAGCATATCAGAGCATGGGATAGAGATGACTTAAACAAAGCAATACAAAACAGTGAGTTCACTGAAGCTGAGTTAAGAGCAATCATTAGAGAGCTGACTAATTCTAAACCTAGCTTAAAGAAAAGACTTAAAGAGCAACGCAAACCTGAAACAAACATAAGATACTTTGATAAATTAGAGCTTGAAGAAGCAAATAGGAGACTAAGAAATGGTTAAATCAGAAGCAATAAGAAACATATTACAAGATGACAGCTTTAAAGAAGCTCTTGATGACTTAATAAAGATGCACTTAGATATGTTAATTAACAGCGATGTTGATGAAGAAAGAGCAAGAGAAATATGTTACTTACGAATTACTACTATTAACGAAATAATGGCTCATTTGCAAAGCATCGCAGATGATAAGAAAATAAACGATAACAAATGGAAAATATAACATGGGATTACTAGACTACTTAAACAAAGGTTTTGACAACAGCGTTGGACATCTTAACAACTTAAAGGATAGCTTTGCTAACCAACCTAAGATGTATGACCCACATGCAAACGCACAAGCACTAATGGGTGGTCAAGCTATGCAATACAACAATCAACAACCTCAGAGTTTAATATCAGAGCAAGTAAATGCACCCACTGAACAAGCTTCATTTACACCTCAGCCACCTACAGCACAGCAAACTCAACAAATGACATATCAAGGTACTCCTCAAGCTGGTGTTAATTACCCTAATTATGACTCTAGTGCTATTAACCCTTACTTAGATGGCGACCAGACAGGTACAGTAGGTGGTTATGTTGATAATTCATATAATAATAGAATAGCTCAACCTCAAGAAGGTTCTTTACTAATGGGACCAGCACAACAGCAACAAGGTATTGTAGGTGTTGATTCTAATGCACCTGTTTATAACACAGAAACAGATGAAACAGATTACAGTAAAGAAGCTCAAGTAGAAGTAGGTCAACCACAAGTATCAGTAGGTGGCCCATTTGATTGGGTTAAATCACTACTTTCACCTGATATGGATAGAGAAGAGCTTATTAGAAGAGGTATTATACCCCCAAAGTAACGCAGTCTGAGTACGCAGATAACTCTAACGATGTTTATTTGGACTTTTTAAAAGAAAAAGAAGGATTTAGAGACACAGCCTATAAACCTATAGATACTGAAGAATATTACACAATAGGTTATGGTAATTATGGTGAAAATGTCAAAGAAGGTGACACAATCACAAAAGAACAAGCAACAGCACAGTTACAAAGCAATATTGACACAAAATTAGCAGAAATAAGACAGGCAATACCTGATTTTGACAATTTACCGTTAGAAGCTAGAAAACATTTGCTAGGTTCATGGTTTAGAGGCAGTTTATCAGGTTCACCTAAGACAATTAGCTTACTTAACGATAAAAAGTATGATGAAGCTAGTAAAGAGTTCTTAAATAATGATGAATATAGAACAACAACACTAGGTGGTGTTAAAAAAAGAATGAACGCAACATCAAGAGCAATGAGCGGCCTAATCTCTTAAAATCAAGGCATGTAGGGTAACACACCTAAAACCATGGTACCGTCTTAAAATGCGAAAAACGTGTTTTTTACGAATTTAGACTCACGGCCTATAAGGGGTCCAGAGCATACAAATAATTGGTCAAATGACCAAAACGAGCTATCGTTAAATAGCAAATTATAAGGAAGAATTATGACAGAGCAAATCAACCAAGAGTCTAATAACTCAGTTGAAACTCCAAAAGATGCAACGGAAGTTTTCACTGAAATGTTAGATTCTGAATCGTCAGATAATGACAAAAATGAGGTAACTAATGAAGAAGTGGCAACGGAAGCAGTTGAGGAAACTGATGAAGAAGCATTGGAAGAAGAAGTAGAAGAGGAATCGGAAGATGAACCAGAAGCTACTGAAGAAGAAGATGAAGATTCAGACGAAGTAGAGGTAGAAGAACGCAAAACTTACAGAGTAAAATCTGGTGGTGAAGAAAAAGAAGTTACTTTACAAGAATTAGTAAGTGGCTATCAGAAAGGCGATGATTATACCAAGAAAAGTCAAGCATTAGCAGACCAGCGTAAAGCTGTGGAAGCTGAAGCTCATGCAGTTAATGAAGCTATGCAACTTAGACAAGAGTACGCTCAAAGGTTAAGTCAAGTACAAGAGTTATTATCTCAAGATAATGATGATGTAGACTTAGCAGAACTAAAAGAAAACGACCCAATACAATATGCTATTAAAGTAGCAGAAAAGACAGAAAACAATAAAAAGTTGCAGTTATTGCAACAGGAGCAGAATAAATTAGCACATGCACAGCAACACCAAGTTGCACAGCACCAAGCTAAATTAGTTGCCCACGAAGCACAAATGTTGACTGAAAAAGTAAAGGAATTTTCTGACCCTAAAAAATCTGAACAACTCAAAGGTGAGATTCGGAATTTTGGAAAGAGTATCGGTTTCACAGACAATGAATTAGCACAAGTTTATGACCATAGGCACGTTATGGTAATGCAAAAAGCAATGGAGTATGATAAGTTGCAGAAAGCAAACCCAAGCGTTACTAAGAAACTAGCCAAAGCACCAAAGATGGCTAAGAAAGGTAATAAAGTTGCTAACGTTGATGTGTATACCAAACAGAAAAAGCGTTTAAAGTCATCAGGTAAATTAACTGATGCAGTAGACGTATTCAAAAACTTTATTTAAAAGGAAACATAAACAATGGCAACATATAAAACTTACGATACCGTTGGTATTCGTGAAGATTTACAGGATGCGATATATGATATCTCTCCTACAACAACACCTTTCATGTCAACTGTTGGCAGAACTAAAGCTAAAAACACATACCATGAATGGCAAACAGACTCACTAGCTGACGTAAACTTAGCTAACGCACAAGTTGAGGGAGCTGATGCAACTTCAGCAGTTCTAACACCTACAACTCGTGTTGGTAACTACACTCAGATTTCTGACAAAGTTATCCAAGTGTCAACTACAGATGACGTAGTAGATAAAGCTGGTCGTTCTACAGAAACAGCATATCAGCTTTCAAAAGCTTCTGCTGAAATCAAACGAGACATGGAATCTATCCTATTGTCTGACCAAGAAAAAGATGAGGGTGGTTCAGCCGCACCTCGTAAATTAGGTGGTCTAGCATCATGGCTAACAACTAACACTGTTAATACAGCAGGTGGCGCACTAACAGAAGATATGCTAAAAGAAGCAGTATTGAAAGCATATAACTCTGGTGGTGAACCTGACGTGCTATTAGTATCTCCAGCTAACAAGCAAGTAGTTTCTACTTTTGCTGGTATTGCTGAACAGCGTTATCAAGCACCTAAATCATCTGCAACAACTATTATAGGGGCCGCAGACGTATATTTGTCTGACTTTGGCTCGGTATCAGTAGTTCCAGATAGATTCTTATCTGATGATTACTCATATGTTCTTGACCCTTCAATGGCTTCCGTAGCTTATCTACGACCATTCAAGTCTCAAAAACTAGCTAAAATGGGTGATTCAGAGAAACATCTATTAAACGTTGAATACACATTAGTTGTAAACAACGAAGCGGCTCATGCAATGATGAGTGACGAAACTCCATAGTATAGGATTATGCCCTCTTCGGAGGGCATTACCTTTAAGGATAAATATGAAAACACATAAGGATGATATAAAGACTACAAGTATTGGTCTTAACGATAAGGATGAAATAACTATTAAACAAGAGCAAGATGTCTCTGCTTTAATAGACCAAAACAAAAAAGAATATAACAACGCTGAAACTAAATGGTCAGACCAATTGTTTGGAAACAAAGTGGCATCAATACCATACACAGCAATAGACAAACTAAACAAAATGGGGATAATGAAAGGGTTTTCAGTATTAGACCAAAAGCGTTTCTTTGCTTGGTTAAATGACCCTGAAAACAGATTCTTTAGAACAAAACCAGGACAATTATAGATGCCAGCATTTACAAGTTATGCAAATTTAAAGACAAACATAGCAGATTATCTTGCAAGACAAGATTTAACTGACAAGATACCTATGTTTATATCGTTAGCAGAGAAGAGACTTAACAGAGATTTAAGACTTAGACAGACTTTGCAACAGTCTACATACAGTATGGATAGTGGATTCACTGTACCAACTCCAGCAGATTTCTTGGAAATGCAAGACATACACTTAGATGCTAATCCAGTAATACCTTTAACGTTCCAAACAGTATCACAATTCTACAGAAGAAATGGTGGTTCAAACGCACAAGGACAACCAGTAAATTACACACTTGTTGCTGATAACTTTGTACTAGCTCCACAACCAACTGGTGCTACAACAGTGAACATGACTTACTACAAGATACCACAGCCAATGTCAGATACTAATCCTACTAACGAATACTTAGATGTATGCCCTGATTTAGTATTATACGCATCATTAGCAGAGTCAGCTCCATTCTTAATGGATGACCCTAGACTAACAACATGGGATAGCTTATATCAAAAAGGACTTGCAAGTATTACAAAATCAGACGAATCAAGTACATTCCCAGCCCAACCACTATCAATTCAAATTACAACATAGGACATAAAAATGGATTTCAGTCATTACTTAGAAAACAAACTAATAAGTGCAACAGTACGAGGTGTGAGTTACTCAACTCCGCTAAAAGTATATTTAGCATTATATAAAACTAACCCAACTAAAAAAGATATTGGGATTGAAGTAGCTGGTGCATCTTACACAAGACCTAATGCTACATTTACTGTGCCAGCAGATGGAGTTTCACAAAACTCAGCACTAGTAACTTATGCAGTCGCTACAACTGACTGGGGTGAGGCTAGTTATGTAGGAATAATGGATAGTAAAGAAGGTGGTAATTTATTGTATTTTACAAAATTAGAAAACTCTAAGAATATACTCACTGGTGACCAGCTTAAATTTAAGCCAAACGAAATTACACTTACACTTACATAGGATAAACAAATGGCAATTCAATTAAAAGATAGAATATACACACTATGTACAACTACAGGCACAGGTGATGCAATCATTGGTGCAACCAAAGAAGGTTATCAAGGTTGGGATGGTATTACACTAGGTAACACAGTTTACTACTGTATTACAGATGATTCGGCTTGGGAGGTGGGTTACGGGAACTACATGGACA